CACCTTGTTGGGTGAAAACCATGTAGAAAGTGCCATCGCCACGGTCAAACATATAACAGCGACCAGACTGGCCAGACTCGCTGTCTGAGCAAGGTGAATCAATCACCAAGGGATAGTTGTCCCGTATGGTGTTAGGCTCCTCAGCCTTTATCGTAGTACCCCACAGAGCGAGGCACAGGGCGATTAAGATTCTCATCGTCTTTCCTTTCCTGTTTGAGTTTGCAGCGTAGGCCACAAAACATATGGTCGTTGTATTCGAGCATGTTCTCCTCGAACTCTTTCTTCCCGCATATCAAGCAGGAGTGGATTGTGAACCGACGGCTACCCATAGAGTTGCACCACCAGTTTTTTGAGATAGTCCTCCTGCAAGCAGCTTTGCCCACAGTATTGGTGGGTTACTGCCTCCTTACCGTTCCAGACGGCCTTGGGGACTGACACACTTACGTGATGTACTTTCCCACAGTTGGCACAGGTTACTGTTTCCATTTCACGCTCCTTTCTGAGCTGTTGTAGTATCCATTCATGGTATCTCATTACGTTTCCTCCAGTAGGAAAGTTAGTAATATCGAGAAGTAGAAACGTCTCGGGATACGACCCAGCGGTATTCGTAACTCAAGTGCATTATGGCAACGCCGACAAAGCAAAAAGATATGCTTGTTTTGGTTCCTACCATAAATACGTTTGGGCAGAATGTGGTGTCTTGTCATGGGTTTTAATTCATGACACTTAGGACACTCACATTCCTTTTTTCGCTTGGCCATGCCTTCTCCTTTGCAGTAGGTAGTTCAGACGAACATGCTCACGTTGAGAATGTATCACCCGAAACAGTAGGTTGATGAGTACCTCTAGGGCGAGCCAGAGGCCGCCCCAGAGTCTAGCGTTTACGTGGACACGATAGCAAAACAGTTCGTTTTCACCGCCTGTCCATCGGTTTATCCGACAACTAACGGCAATCTTATTCACTGTCCTCTCCTGTTGTCAGGTAGCGGTAATGAGCACGTCGGTTGATTTCCTCATCCGACATCCACAGGTTAAACAGAGTTTCAGCGTCTTTACATGACTGTGAGCAAACTGCTTTGTGTTGTAGGTCGTCGAAAGTGTCTTGCACCTTAACAAAGGCGTCGCACCATATACACACTGTGGTCTTCATGGTAGTCTCCTTTCTTTGTCAAAGGGCTTCTAACTGAATTATAACAGACAACCTTCATAATAAATTCATCAGTTGGGGATAAAACCAAAAGGCCACACGTTATGTGTGACCCTATGGTAGTGACAGCTTCCACACTGTCGTCGGATGTAGATTCTATTGTGTTTTAAGAACTCCTAGCTCGTGTGCTGTGCTTGACAGGCGCTCCCTTGTCGAGATAAAGGTTAGCACACCATACGGTGACTTAATACATCATACGCCTGTTAAACACACCACTACTGGGTTACTAACACTATACACTACTAAGCGGAGCAAGACTCACACTCTGCCATGTTGTTGTGGATAACTGGCAGCACCTCTATACCGTAACCCTCCAACCCTCGGTACTTGTCTAGCTGGTCCTGGGTCTGTATGTCCCGTATCACGTAGTTAGTTGTTTCTTCTGAGGTGATTTTGATACGGTTGCCGATGAACATAAAAGTAAATTAAGATTGAACTTACAATTATAGCACTATCACATGCTTCCAGCTTTCGCGGTACACTATCTTAGTAAGAATAGGTTTTGTTAAATGCGGGTAGTCAATTAACAATCTTTTTATACTATGGTGGTTTGTATGTTCGTGCCTTATTTTAACAACCTCTTCCTCGTTAGTTCTAGCGTTTGGGTGATTCGAACCTTTAAAGTTTCTAGGTTTTATCAAACCTAATTTATACGCATGAACCATGTTTTGACTCTGCGTCACAACCTCAAGATTTCTAATTGTGTTGTTACTTTTGTCACCATCTTTATGGTTTACCTGCAAGTTATTTGTAGTCATATCTAACCAAGCCGCAGCTATCAACCTGTGAACGTAAAAGCTTTTAGATGTGTTGCTTACAGTTAAGTTAACTTCAAGATAACCATTTTTTTTAGTCTTAGGCTTTAAAACGTTTCCTCCTACTTTTCTTGTTTGTTTACCGAACTTTACAATTCCTAGAACCCTACGGATTTCCCCGTTTGTATTACATTCATAGTTTCCTCCTACTTGTGGTATTTGTTTCCATTTCATATACCCTCTAGTATACCCCATTATCAGAAACAAATAAAGACCCCCCTCCAAAGAGGGGGGTTTAAGTTTTACATCCAGTGTGTAAACCTTGCAAACTGGGCTTTGTCGCTGTGAATGAACATTTCTACAGCGGGCATGTTAAGAAACAGTTTCTGACTGTGCCAATCATCTGCTGGGGATGGAGAGCGTACAGTCTCCACATACATTTGATTAACTGCACCATTACCCGCCTTGATTACCGTCATAGATGAGTGGTCTTTTTCTACACCCATTTCGGTATTTAAGCCACGCTTACTCAGTGTTTTGTGATGCGTGTGACCTTGGTAGACGTACACTCGGTTGGTTTGAGCAAGGGCAAATCCTGCCTCTGCCTTTATTACGCCGAGCAGCTTTTCTTCTTTCGCCTCACCATGATGGAACATGATAAGACTGTCACCAAACACAAAGTACTTGCGGTGATGCTGTCCAATAGATGGAATAGCCGCATGTACTCGTGGGTGGTTGTGGAAGTATCGAGCGACCATCTGGCTAACGCTCCAGCCAGCTACCCGATCGTGGTTACTGTGTACGTGACACAGCCAGACGTTGTGATTGACGGCAAACCCTTCGATAGAACGGATATACATCTCAGTTGCCAGTAGCATCTGTGATTCGATAGACCCGTATACGTCTTGTGGTGTGCCACCAGTAGTCTTGGAGTTGTTAGCGTCAACGTGTACAACGTCGTTGCCCATTGGCAGCAAGATGTCAGTGACACCAAACGGCTTAGTGAGTCCAAACAATGCAGCTTGCCCTTCAAGGACTTGCTTAACGGCCATGTCAGGCGTATATTCGCGACCAGTACGTATCAGTTCACAATGTTTGCCGATATGTACATCGAAGCTCGCTGCAATCGCCAGTGTCTTTGTCGGTACAGGCGATTTCTTTATGCGAGGTGCAGCTTTAGATATTCGTTTCAAGAATTCTTCTTGGGACTTTTCCTCGATTTCCTTCGCTTCCTTGTTATAGAAAGCGATGGAAGAATCTTTGGTCTTGTCCCACCAGATGCCCCACTTCTCGAAGGGTAATCCGCGTTCTTCACATATTTGACGGAGCCTGTTGACATCCGCCCGAGTTGGTTCAGTCATTACAGCCTCCTGTGTTAATGAGCTTTCCTTCATAATTATACCACTATCAAAAAAGCTACTAAGATTGCGCTCAGTAGCTATTTTTCTAACTCGGTCATAGGGTTTATTGAAATGTTTTGCTATTTGCTGGCGGGTAAATAAGCCAGGGTTTGCTTTGACGTACGCTTCAATCTCGTCTTTATATGTGGACATACCACAACTATACCACCTCCGCTAGTTGTTTCTTGAGTTATTCACAGGTTCTTCATACATCTGGTTGACCGCACCGTTACCTAAAACCTGACCATATCATCGAGCTGACGGTACAAGTTTACAAGGTCGCCAGGGTCACACTCGATGGTGTGGTCGGCTACTATCTCTAACTGCTCTGTTTCGCTTACGTGGTCGCCTCCAGTGAGCAGGTCGGGGCGGGTGAGGCGGATGATGATGCCACCTTCTATCTTTATTGCCTCGGCTTCATTTAAGAAACGAACGTCATCGGTTACGGTATCTAGTTCAGGACATAAAGCCTGTGACCATTGCCCTGTCCAGTAATGCGGATTATCTTTACGCCTTACCTCTGTCCCGTAGTTAATCATTAAGGCACGCATGAGGGGTGGCTTCTTTATAAACAAGTCTTCGATTGCGCTTTCCATTCCGTTGTCCCAGTCTCTAGTGTAAGCAATTTCTTTCAGCAAATCAGGAAAGTTATCTTTTAGCTCCTGCACCAGTGCGTCTTTAAAGTTGTGACGGGCAAAGCCGTACTTGTCTTCTAAATACTTGGCGGCAGTACTCTTGCCTACTTGCTTAAATCCGACGATTCCGATTATCATAGTCCTAATTGTTTTAACTTTTCCTCCCAGTTAATTCTAAATTCTACTAAGCGCTCCTTGGCTGCGGCTATGTCTGAGGCCACATCCTTCCTCGTCACTTCAATCTTGGTTAGCTTCCGTTCTACGTCGCGGATCCTAGGGTCGTAGATTACAAAGTCTAAGTGAGTAAGGTCTTCGCACACTAAAAAGTAATTAACGACTTGCCATTTGTACTCCGGGGGAATACCTCCATCTAATATATACTTTACCACGGTTTCTGTCATAGGCGCCTTAACTTCAACCGCTCGTCGATACTTGTTGCTGGTCATAATAAGCCGGTCCGGAGATAGACCTAAATAAGGAAATTCATCACTGATGCAGAACCCTACCTCCTGTGTAGTGCGCTTGTACTTATGCTCGTAAGCCCAGACCGCAAACTCTTCATTGTCTGTCCCCCACTTCATCGCGGCATTTACAAAGATTTGTTTTGGTAAACCTGTCATCTGTTCTGCTATAAGCTCATTCATTAGCGTCTTTTGCACCACTTTACTACCCATTACACCTTTCAATCGAGTACCGGTAATCATGCCAATTCGCATCTTTAGCCACTGCTCAGTCCCCTGCTCTACGTTGATTATTCTCATCTGTTGATAGTAACATGCTGACCTCCCAACAGGTGCTATACTATCCACAGGTGCGGGATACGCACAATAAATAAACAATACATGACAAACGATTTCTCAAAATTCGAAACACAAGAACTTACTCGACCGATGGATGCTGCTTGGGGCAACGGCTTCGCAACATTCGAAAAGGTTGGTGATAAGTTCCAAGGTATCCTAAAAGATGCGTACTACCGAGCAGCAGAAGGGAAGTTTAAACACCAGCGAGGGTTCACACTAGAACTGGCTGACGGAACACTCAAGAATGTAGCTATCAAACGTGACCCGTACTTTGCTGTTCGTTCAACCAACGAAGTAAAGATTGGTGACTTGCTGTCAGTTGAGCTGACTGAACTGCGAGAACCAAAAGAAAAAGGAAACCATCCCGCTAAAATCTTTACTTTCACATCAGGCACAC